ACGATGTTGTTGTCGTCTATCCTTATGGCAGGGAACGCCACTGCACCAGTGCCCGCTGGTTTGAATACAATGTCATCATTTGATCTCACAGCAGTTATTTCGTTACCGGAGAATGTAAGTGTATCGCTGACACCGGGAGCGGCATATAATGCAGTGAAATTTTCATTCACCTTGATCATTGCGGCTCGTAGATTATCGCCTGTTCCGTCGTTTGCGTTTGATCCTATGTTAAGTGTCTGTTGTGCCATATTAAACTTTCATTACCCTTCTAACCACGGTAACCGTGTGTGTATTAGTATTACTTATCGTGCCTCGCAACCTCACGTTATCGCCACTGATATCAGCCGAGAATTCCACCAGGTCTGCGGTGTGGTTTGTTACCCTACCGAATGTGGACAAAAATACATTAGTTCCGTCGTGTATTATGTTGATGTCTAGATTTTCGTAAAATCCAAGTGTACCACTGGCCGGATCACTGATCGAAACAGTGTACTTGGCACTCCTGAATTCAGTCTTGTCAAATGTGTCAAGTGTGGCTATTGAACTAGGCGCCCCCTCGGTCCTATTAAGATGCACTCTGTACATGTTGACTGTGGTGTCTGTTAATTGTTGGTTGTTTGTTGCACGTAATTCTACGTTACTGCCGTTGTGTGCCACTGTGAAATTCATTAACGCATCGGAATCTGAATGGGTGCTGATGTTTGCACCTGTCTGTAAAATGACTGGTGCCGTGCCATCTGAGGCAACCATTAGTTCTGCTATCTGTGATTCGTTTGCCACATTTTTTCCTACGACAATATAGTTCGCCAATTTATATGTTCCGTGCCCAAATGAGTCAAGGACATCATGTGAGATTCCATCTTCTACCTTGAGGTGAATCCTGTGTGCGTTGACAGTGGTGCTCCCACCTGCAGTTGATGCCGCACTCAGAGTGACGGTGCTTGAACCATCGTGTGCCGCTGAAAGGGTCAACATCGATGTTGCCTTGCTTGAAACGTTATTGGCCTGTGCCACAAAAGCAGTGATACCATTGGTCAGTACCGTTGCTTCGGTGATTTCTGCTGTGCCTTCAGAGGCGTTACGAGCGATAATCACATAATGAGCGCCTGTAAATTGTGTGTCTACGAAAGTGTCTATTGCAGTGGCCGAACTGGACACTGTTGTGGCACCCACTGTGTTGAAATCCGTTCCTGTGCTATCTGATTCGTTGTCTGCCAATCTTATCCTATAGAATTTTATCTTAACATCACCTGTGGCTGGGTCTGCCAACAATCTAAGATTTGATCCGCTGATGTCCGCGGTCAAGGTTACAAGATTGGCATTGCTGTGGTGTTCGTCAAAGGTCGAAATGAAAGCATTTGTGCCGTCATGAACCACCAGGCACTCTATGTTGGATATGTGTCCGTTGACAGTGTCGTCTGCCGAAATGTAATACTTGGCGCCTCTATTATCAGCGTGTGCCCAACTGTCAACTACACGTATATTATCTGCAGGTGCTTTTAATCTTACTGCATAAGCACTCACTGCCGTTGAACCACCTGAGGTCGAACTTGCTTTGACACTGACCGTGCCTCCTGAAATAGTAGCAGTAAGGTCCAACATGTCTGTACCTTTGGTGCTGACGTTAGGACCCTGGGATATAAAAACTCCTGTGCCATCTGTAACAACAGTGGCCTCACAAACAAATTTTTCATTTGAACCGTTCTGTCCGCATACCACATAATGTACAGCATCAGTGTCACTGGATTGGAATGTGTCAAAGGTAGTTGCCGAGCTTGATGCTGTAACGTTTCCTATCACTTTCCTTGTGCTGTCAGTGGTTGCCTCGTCTGATTCTGTGTCCGCGAATGCCACTATCCTGTTGACAATGACCTTTGTGCTGGGACCTGATGTTGCAGAAGCTCTCAACCTAACAGTGTTAGAATCTATATCTGCTGTCAATGTGATTAGGCTGTTGTTGCCTGAGAAGTGCTCATTATATGAAGTTATGTAGGCATTGGTGTTGTCGTGAGTGACCAGTGCTTCTATGTTGCTGGTTTCACCTGTCGATTGATTTTTTACATTAATAAAATATTTTGCCGCGGCATGTGGAGCCTTTGTGAACGTATCAAGGTTGGTCACACTGCTGTCTATTATATCAACATGCATGATGTCATGGACTAGTCCTAGTTCTCCAACGTAGCCTGTTGAGTCATCGTCACCGATTCCCACCCTGTAGTATGCCAATGTGTTTGACGGTGTGACGGATGAACCATCACCGTCTGTCATTCTAAGTCTTATTTTTGATGTGCTATCACCTGCTGTGACCATGTCGGCATCGAATGTTGGATGAGTGTCACCTGCATCTGTTCTAGTCACTGCCGATGACGTAACAAAACCATCATTGAAATTGTGCAACACTGAAATTTTTTGTGTTTCAAAACTGCCGTTGGCCAAATCTCTGGTAACAACATGATACAATGCACCGTTGAATTGACTTGCAGTAAATTCTGCGGCTGTTCGTTCAGCGGCAACACTTGCCCGTGTTGTTCCTTCTGCTATAACATGGTCTATCACTGTTTCAAGGTTACCTCCCGCGGTAACACCTGCGTGTGTGCCTATGTTTCCTGACGTTGCAGTTGTTGTGTTGGGACCAAGTCCGATGCCATAGTAAGCCAATGAGTTCTGGATTGTGGTTGAACCATCACTTTGGCCTGTTGCTAATAGATTTACATTTGATCCACTGATTCCTGCATCAAAGGCAGTTATGTCGTTCATCACTCCTGATTTTATTAGATGACTGTCTGAGACACCTGCACTTTCTGTACTACCATCGGCAGTGATGCCATGATTCAAACTCAACTTGTTCATGACGAACTCGCCGTTCGTAATGTCTTTTTGTGCCATGTGATAGAACACACTGTCAAAACTTGTTTTTGCAAATCGATTAGCAATTTTCTGAGTACTGAAGTCCGGATGTGCTGTACCCCTGAACGTGTCTGTGTCGATCGTAGTAAGTGAGCTGTTGCTGACTGTCTGTGCCGCTATGACACTTTGATACGTGCCACTTGAACCTGACTCATTGTCGGCCAACAGTATCCTATACATTGTGACCCTACATGTTCCAGCGGTTCCGTTGGCACCTCTTAACCTTACGTTACTGCCACTGATGTCTGCAGTAAAGGTCGCCAGTGCAGTGTTGCCGGTATTAGTTGAAAACTGATTGTATGTTTGTATGGTAGCCTCTGATCCGTTATGAACCACAATAACTTCAGCGTTCATTACTTCATTGGTAGTTGTGTTGTTTACCGAAACATAATATTTCGCTCCCCTAAAACTTGCGTGGGCAAAGGAGTCAAGTGTTGCAGTCGCACTGTCAAGGTCTGCTGTAACTTTTGTCGCCACATTTCCGTCTGTGAACCCTGACGAGTCATTATCTCCTAGCCCGATTCTGAAAAAAGTGACTGCGTTGAACAAAGATGAAGTAGAACTGTCTGCCAGTAAGCCGGCCTGTCCTAGGAGCCTGACCGTGCCATCTCCACTTCTTATGTCTGAAGTTACTTGCATAATTCCATCATCACCGTTTGTCTTTATGATCTGTGATGTTAAATTGTCAGCCTCAACTGTGCTACCATCTGCAGTTCCTTGTGCGACTGAAGTTTTGAATCCTGCGTACTCTATCGAACTGTCAGCGGAATCGTACCTCTGTAACATCAAATACCATGCACTGTCATACTTTGACTGAGGAAATGCGTCTAAAACACTGTCACTGCCTGCAACGATGTTTTCGTGTGCACCAACAGCCTCATTAGCATTTATATCTGTTACCGATGAAAATCCAATTGTGTTCCTTGCGTCTTGTATATCCGACTGTCCAAGCAATATTGGAGCAGTGAACCAGTCTAACTGACCGCTTCCGTTGGTCCGGAGCAGTTGCCCTACGCTTCCATCTGAGTTAGGCATGTTGATAATGCCGTTGATGTTCACATATCCTGATCCATTTGCATTGAATTCGACGTTGTCATTTGATCTGTTTGAAGTGATAGTGTTATCCGAGATTGTCACACCGTCTGCTGTAATCGGAGTCCCATTGAAGGAAAGTGAAGTGAATGTGCCTGCCGCTGGTGTTGTGCCACCTATCACGATGTTGTCTACTGTGGTGTTAGTTATTTCGGCTTTGTCCACAACAGCAGTTCCACTTCCATTGCCTGTTAGCTCAAGGTTAGCGTTGGACTCATCTGTTTTTATCGTGTTGTCTTTAATTTGTATTCCTTCAAGGTCAAGTAGTCCTGTGATTGTTTTGTTACCGGTAATGTCAACGTTGCCTGTTGTAGTCACGGCGGCCGTTGTAAGTCCGGATATGATCTCCACACTTCCTGAACCATTCGCCATCAGCGTCAGGTTGTCATCGGACCTTGTGACCTTTATCACGTTGTCTGTGAGGTTGATGCTGGAGTCTATGGTAAGATTACTTACGTTGACAACCCCCGTCCCACCCGGAGTTAAAATTAGGTCTGCGTTTGAACTAGATGCGATGATGTTGTCATTGAATGTCAAGTTATCTATTGTTGTTGTGCCTGCGAAAGATGACGCACCTGATACAGTCAGGGTTGATAATGTTGTACCACCCGTCACGCCTAGGGTTGAATTGGCAGTAACCGCACCATTGAATGTTGGTGTGTTTGCAGTTATTGTTCCGTCGACTATGACTGCATCATTGACATTGACTGTTGTAGAATCGTCTGAGCTGATACTTGTACCAGCAAACTTAAGGGCACTAACTTTGATAGTGCCGGTGCCAGTCGTAGTAATGTTCAGATCTTCGTTTGATCTTGTTCCTGTTATGTTGTTATCATTGATTGTTAGACCGGGTAATACCAAAGAACCAGTTCCGCCTGGTGTTAAAGTTAGGTCAGCGTTTGAGCTGGATCCGATGGTGTTGTCATTGAATGTAAGATTATCAATGGTTGTATCGGCTAGTGTCGTTGCTCCCGTCACGGTCAAAGTAGACAGTGTGGTTGCACCTGTCACATCCAGTGTAGAATTGGTGGTGACCGCTGATGACAGGGTAGAAGCACCCGCGTTAAGTGTTCCGTCCACAATTAAGTTTTCATTTATATTGATAATGGTAGAGTCTGTGCCTACAATAGACGTGCCTGAAAATCCAACGCCATCTATGACAACCTTGCCCGATCCATTGGCAATGATTTTAAGATCATCGTTTGACCTGGTCAGTTTGATGTTGTTGTCTTCAATAGTGAGGGCGGGGAATACTATATTTCCTGAGCCCGCTGGCTTGAGCACTATGTCCGCATTTGAGGATTCGGATGTTATATTATTGCCTCTGAATTTAATATCCGCCGTCTGTATCGGCAGTGCATAAATTTCATCAAAGTTGAGATTGACCTTACGTCCGGCGTTTCTGATAGTGTCGCCCGTACCATCATTCGCAGATGCCCCTATGTTGATCAGTTCCTGTGCCATATTAAGTAATATTTAGTGAAAATGCTGTTATGCTTTATACGGCAAAGACTGTTCTCACAAACTTGAACACAGTCGATGCGTCTGATATCGGAACCACCCTTACCCTCACAGAACCACTGTCAATGTCTGCTGAGAATGTGGCTAGATCAAGTCCTGTGTCACTGATGCCTTGGGCGTTTATAAAGGCAGATGATCCGTCATGTGTGACGAACACTTCGTATATTCCGAATTTTGTGTTTGTAGAGTCAACTATTGAAACCTGGTATTTTGCACTCCTGAATGTAGCCGCTGTAAATGTGTCCATGTTTGCCGCACTGGATGAAGTGGTCGTGGCTGTGCCGAAACTTATGTTTGCATCACCAATGTCTATACCACCGTCTATTTTAACCACACCAGTACCGTTGGCACTCAACTCTAAATTGGCATTTGATGCATTTGTTGTGATGCTGTTGTCCGATATCGTTATGTTGTCTACGGCCACTGAAGTTAACCCTGTAAGTGCTGTGTCTAGGTTAACCGTAATTGTAGTGCCTGCTCCTGCTGTTGTGATGTTTGTGCCACCCGCTATGTCTAATGTCTCCGAATCTAGGTCAATATCGATTGTGCCCGAATCACCTTGTACGTCTAGATCCTGTAAAGTTACCTGTGCATCAACATATGTCTTGATCGCTTTCGCTGAAGCCAAAGTTGTGTCGGTTCCTGCAACCGAATTGATGTCTGTGTCCAACACACCTGACTTTAAATTGTCTACTTCAATGTTGGTTACTGTGTTATTGTCAAAATCTATACTTTTATTTGTTAGTATTTGCGAACCAGCCAGCGTTGCAACCGTTCCATCGATGGCATGTGAAACTGTCTTACCACTCACTGTGGTAGTGATACCTGTGCCACCTGCAAAGTGTAAAGTGTCTGAATCCAAGTCTATGCTTAATGCTGTAGAGTCATCGGCAGTGATGTCTAGGTCTTGTGCCGTCACAGTGGAATCTACGTATGCTTTTATAGATTGCTGTGTTGCCAATGCTGTTGCACTGTTTGACCCCATAGCATCTTCATCTAGGATAGTTGTAACGGTTTCGCCAGTTCCAACTTTTAAATTTTCAAGCACCACTGTTCCTGAACCTGATGCGTTTATTTCTAGATTTGCATTAGAAGCCGATGTTGTTATGGTGTTGTCTGTGATGCTGATGCCACTGTCGATGTCCAATGTGCCTGTGACTGTGGCACCTGTGTGTGTTACTCTAAATCTTTCTGCCAATGAAGAGCCATCATACGTTTTCACAAACACTGTATTCGAAGTACCTGAGGTACCATCCATCATCAGTTCCGCTCTCACGTTTCCGCCTGAGTTTTGGAAACTTAGACCAGGTGTGTTTGCGTCAGCGGTTCTTTGTTGTGATGCTGATGCCACTGTCGATGTCCAATGTGCCTGTGACTGTGGCACCTGTGTGTGTTACTCTAAATCTTTCTGCCAATGAAGAGCCATCATAGGTTTTCACAAATACTGTATTCGAAGTACCTGAGGTACCATCCATCATCAGTTCCGCTCTCACGTTTCCGCCTGACTCCTGGAAACTTAGACCAGGTGTGTTTGCGTCAGCGGTTCTCTGTAAAGTTACTTTTGCCGCCGCAGTCTTGACGTGTACTGAAGTGTCAGGTGCACTGACATTACCTATGCCCACTTGGCCACCTGCTTTCAACAATATGTCACCTGTGCCGTTATTCTCTATTGTGATGTTGCCATTTGCACCATCAACGATCTCTATGGATCCTGAATCTGTATCACCGTTTGTAGATAGTAATAAATTGAATGCACCATTGGATGATATGTGTCCCACCTCGGAACCACCACCAACGCTGACCAAATCTGTGTCAAGCACTAGGTTTCCTGTGCCACCTGGTGCTATGTTTATATCTGCGTTTGAATCTGAACTTATGATGTTGTCATTGAAATTCAAGTTGTCAACATCTAGAGTACCTACTGCCAATCCTTCAAGGTCAAATGAGCCTGACACGGTAAGATCACCGTTTACAATTAATCCTTCGTTGATGTTAATAGTAGAACTGTCGTCTGCACTTAAAGATGTCCCATGAATTCTTATAGCGCCAGCAACAACATCACCCGTGCCGCCCGGTGTCAAGATAATGTCGGCGTTTGAATCCGAACTTATGATGTTGTCATTGAAATTCAAGTTGTCAACGTCCAAGGTTCCCACAGCAAGTCCTTCAAGGTCAAATGAACCTGAAACTGCAAGATCTCCTGTGATGTCAACGCTCTCGGCTAGGGTTATTTTTGATGAATCTGAGGAACTCAAAGTTGTTCCATTCACTGTCAATGACTCTAGCACCACGTTTCCTGTACCGTTTCCTGATATGGTCACGTCAGAGTTGGTTGTTATGCTCGTGATTGCTGAATTTGTTATTGTTAAATTGTCTATCTCTATGGCACCAGCACCATTGGCCTGAAGTTTAAGGTCACCATTTGTTACTGACGTCGTGATTAGTCCTGTAGAACCATCGCCAACTAACTGATAAACTTCCTCAAAATTGCTGTTGGCCTTAGTCATAGCGGTACGTAATGTATCGCCTGTCGCTGGATTTCCTGCTGTTCCTGTGTCTATGTTTAATCTTGCCATAATCTGTTATTCGTATTTATTAAATACTAATATGTTCATAGAAAGCCTTAAAACAATGAAGTTGTACAAGAGGGAGAGCAAACTGGGTACCATGCACAACTACCACAGGAAAAACCTTATCTATGTGTTCAAGTGTGACTCGTGTAGCGATACTTTTATGAGGCCAAGGTCGAAAGTGGATCCAGAACGTGCCTCAAACGACTACAAACACGTGTGTAAGAACTGCGATTCAAAGAAATTTGCCCAATCTATTGGGGTAAAGATGCGTAAGGTTTACAAGTTGGACGCCAGCAGTACCAAGACCTTATAACTGTTTCCACTTGATGTCATCACGTCCACCGGTGATCCATCTCTGTAGGTCAGCGTAGATGCCACACTTTATATTTGGCCGATCGAAGTACCAACGTATGAACGGATTGCCTTCGAGGTATTCCTTCCTGTTTATAAAATAGAAGTTGGTGTTTGGAAACTTTTTAAATGTTTGCCTCAGTTGGAACATCCATTCGTACTTCAAATAGGCTTTCATGCTTTCACGACCTGGGTAGTTGATTGAATCTTTGTATATGTTGTTCTGTATCCTGCTTGGTGTGTCCATCTCCCACTGTTGAGCACCCATTATGTCGAATGCCATTATCACGATGTTCTTTATGCCTGACTCCGCGGCCAATAGCACAGCACTGCAACCAGAACCCTTCGCCATTGAGAAATCATTGGTCTTTATCTTGCCACCTTTCTTGATGTCACCGCCACGCCATATCCTGTAAATCTTAAGTCCTTGTGGTATGTCGTGTTCATGGTCACCGTCACAGATGTAATTCCATTTGCTGATGTCATCTAGACCGTGTATGCGTGGAGACTCCTTGCCGTTGTTGTGCCACTTGGCAAGTTCTTCGTACATGGGAGGGTTGACTGCGACAATGTGATCACACAGCATCGGATGATCCCTGTATATGGCGTTACATCCGTATATTGTTCCTTGGCCTTTTAAGTTATCTATTGGGAAAATATTTCTTGATTCACCGTTGCCTATTATGAAAGCGGTATCCATTATACGCCAAACGATTCTCCACAACCACACGAACTTGAACTGTTGGGATTTGATATTTCGAACTGCGATCCAAAGGTCTCCTCCACCCAATCGATTTTTGTTCCCATGACGTACAACAATGAAGTCTCGTCCACGACGAACCGTCCGGTTTTCCAGTCCTCGACATGGTCACCTTCTGCTACGCTTTCTTTTGTGTTGGCGAATCCCCAATCATACTTGAATCCTGCACAACCACCACCAAGCACTGCTAGGCTTACCGCATACTTGCCTGGATTCTTTTCAAGCAGTTTTTCTATTTGGTTCTTTGCTTCATCTGTGATTTCGAATATGTTCATACTAGTAATTATGCCTATTTGTTGCCACTGTTTTTTACTCCTACAGCGAACCAGAATCTTGTTGCGTCTAGTTTCCTTTCGAAGCTCATATAACTGTTCTGATCTTCCCAGTGGTTCTGTGGATTTACTATCTCACCTGTAGGTTCAAACCACCAACCCCACTTGCCTTCACAGTTGACCTGACACCAGTCTATGCACTCACTCATTATGCCATTGCTGTCCATGTCCACGTTGAAATTGAATTTTTGCATGTATCCGCAATCACTTGCAATTTCATCCAACCCGGGATTGCTTCTTTTAACTTTCACTTTACCGTAACTTGTCATCATTTCCAATGTTTGATTACCCACTCATCTGCACACTCCATGGGATTGGGTTTTCCATGGAACACAGCCACACGGTTGCCAGGATTTACATCCACAGGCTTCCTGAAAAACGACTTGCCGTCTTTGTTTAGCAGTTTGGTATCTTTCAGTCCTATCATTTCCCACTTGTATGACCTTATCCATTCATCAGGCCACCAGTTAATGTCGTCTTTGCCTTCTTTCATGATCCAGTCTTGGTCACCCCAATTCTGTTTCATAATGCTACTATAATCTTTTACAAAATTATCATATAGATAGTTCATTGTGCCTGCCTCCCAACGCATACAACTGGAGTTTGATTGTGTCCAGTCCTTGACCCTACACCTGTTGAAGTCCCTAATGATGTTGAACTTGTTTTGATTGTAAGAGAACAACTGATCTATATTGTCAAATATCACCACATCTAGATCAAAGAACAATATGTTTCCCTTTAGAGGCATGTCTGGTGAGAACATGTACAATTTGCTCCACCATGTTTTG